CATCATTGATTCCATTCCTTGCATTATTCGGGACATTTGGTTTGACATTTTACCTTTTACTTTTATATTTATTCAATTACTTTTTTTATACTTATTACTTACTACTTTTTATTTCAATTTTTTTTCAACCTTTCAAAAGGTTGAACCAAACATAGTGTATAATCCTATTTTTGCATTTTGGCACTACATTTTTTTCAAAATATAAACTTTTTATTTTATATTTTTTTCTAAAACTTCTTTTTAAATATTTATCGTGTAGCTTTCTCCGTGTTTCGTGTATTTTGCGATGATTTTCGGGTTTAACTTATTTGCAACTATATCTTCTGCTTGGTAAACATTGTTACTTTTGTCAATATAGTAAATAATACCTTGAATGTCTTGTGCCCATACTTCTATTTTTTGGTTTGTCACTAAAGGTTCTTCCTGGTTTGCGACAATTCCATGAGGTGTACCCTTCATATGTGTACCACAATACTCATCTTCCTCCTTTTTCCTTCGGGTACATTGTTCTCCATTAGCACGTTTCGCACAGCATCTATCAAACAAATTAACCACGTTTTTCACTCTCTTTCTCTTCAAAAAATCTTCTTTATTCAAAGCTAGTTGGTCATACTCATAAATAAACTGAACAAACTGTCTCATTTCTTCCTTGTCGTTTATGCCCAACTGCATAACTTTCTCTTTAATGTCCTCTTTGAACTGACTAATATAAGTATCAATCTTCTTATTTAAACGTTTTTCCATTTGTATTTGTTGTATCTACCTCTACATATAAAATTATCTTTACTTCAATTTTATTTACTATTTAAAAAACAACTTAAAGAGTCATAGACCTGAGGAAAGTACTTAAAGTATATTTTCATTCCGTTAACTTCGGATACTCTTTGGGCAAAATAAAAGTAGACAAATACAAAAATACGTAAAAAGAAACATAAGAACCGTAAACATTGACACCCATACCATAAAATTGCATAATTTGTGTAATACTATACAACAAAATAATGCTTAATCCTATATTGGTTATAGTAGATCCTTGCATGTAGAATATATATTTATTCAAGAAATAAATATATAATATCTACTGTGTTTTCCTATAATCAGTGTTGTCAAAACTCATCAATCAACTGTATACAACCACCACGAATCACGAGACACAACTGTGTCCTCTATTTTATGATAAGACAAACTAACTTGCCTATGAATATCTTTCATAAGAATGAACGATTTGTGTTTAGAACATACAAAAATAGAGTCATGCACTTCCATCAACCCAGAAATATATGTTTCACAGTCATCTTGCTTATCTATTTCTTCTTCATTCAAATATATCATGTTATCTACTAATAGCGCAACACGATTAATTCCTCCTCCCATGAAAATAGACGCAACATATTCTTGGTTGTCTTTGACACCTTCTTCAATCGCATCTTCTAATGCATACGTATAGTAAAAATATTCTCCCAGCTTGCGTTTTTGTTTGTTGATACCAAATTCATTTTGAAACTCGGTTATTTTAAAATGCGATCCATAATATACCACATCAGGAAGAGGGTATTTTAAACCTGTAGAAGGATTGTGTAATATAAATAAGTCATAGTGATTATAAAAAAAATCACAAACATCTTTATTTACAGATAAACTATAAATCATTTTGTTATTAACCAGTTCACTCAACAATCCAAACCATATTGATGTATCATTTTGTAAAAAAACACCAGTTATGGTTGATAATGCAGACAAGTCAACAAAAAAATATCTTACTGAATCTTCTCCATCTAAAAACCCTTGTGGTTTGATTTTACATTTGTCTGTTTCTCTTTGCAAATCCAAGGCAAATGATATTTCATTGATTAATGTATCTGTAATAGTACTTGTACTACGATCCAAACATGGTAACGACAAACTACTTCCATTATTATACAACATAACCTGTATGAATGGATACGCTTCATTAGCATGAATGTGATAACAAATAACCTTGACTAAATGGTCTTCATTATAGCTATCAAGATGTAACTTATTATCTGTCAATTTATCCAACAAAGGCAACCTATATTCATTTTCTTCAACCATCATAAACAATATATGACTTACTACATAAGCGTTTAAATTGTTATTGTAACTGTTATTATATGTTTGTTATATTTTTATTGCATTTTGCGTTTAATGGTTTCTTTTACTTGTTCTTCCCTATTATCCATAACATGTTGCACCACCTCTTCAGCCATTACTTTGTTACTTTTATAATATTTTTCTAAAGCAATCAACAACGTTTTTTTATTAATTGGTTTTTTGGTTTTGGTTTGTTTGTAAACTAAAGACCCACCATTTATATCAAAACAATCAATGGAGTTCCCTTTCATAACAGTAACTAGAGTATCTGTTAATTTTTTCTTTTTAGTAGTTCTTTCCTTAATATCGGCTTTGAACTTGACAATTTCATTATCTAGTTTTATCCATTCTTTTATGTTGTTGATTAGTTCATCTTTTGATGAAGAGTTTGCAGTTTCTGTCATAATATATTACTATATATTAAGTCTAAATACTAATTTTATATTTTGTTTTCTGTGTTAGAACCTTTAGAAAGGTGAGTTTTGCACAAGCTATTTTCTAATTGCTTATTCTTACATTGGGTTCCCTTGTTTGGACCCGTTGTTAACATATAACCGCATCTATTATGTTGCATGTTTATTTTTTTGGTGTCTTCTTTTAATTTGAGTTTTTCTTCTTTTATTTTTTGTTTTTCTTCTGCTTTCTTTTTTTGTTTGGCATCCTTTTCTTTTGCTTTCTCCTGTATTCGGTAAAGTTTTTTAGCTTCTTGTATGTGTAACACACAATACATTTTACTTGTTTCAGCATGTACAATAACACATGTATTTTCACATGGAGTTATATGCATCTCTAAGTCAGAGTCTAGATGCGTGTAGTTATAACAACATTGACCATTTAAAAAATAATGCAATGTATTTTCGTATACTAATTTTGATGTCCTTTTATCTATAACCATTTTATAAAATATATCATCCGTATTTACCCCATAAACTAGGTTTACATTTAATTCAGGATAGTAAGGCAATAGATTAGAATGTTTAGCTCTACAATAGGGACACTGCAAAACATACGTAGTATTGTACTTCAATCTGAATTTTTGTTTTATAATTTCATTATATAAAGGGATATAATTAAATGCATGTCCACAATCCATACGAACATAATGTTCTGTTAATGGAACTGTACTAATTAAACATAATTGTTCTTGTACACTATATTCTGTTGTTTCTGTTAGAGACTGTTGTAAGATTTTATAAAAATCTATGTTATCTTCAATAAAATATTTAGTCATATCATAATATTTGCGATTAGTCTTTATATTTTTTATTTTGTGTTTTAATATAGGAATGTCGCCTAACCAATGGGGACCACCATTATGGAGTTTGTTTCATACACTTGTTGAAAAATTAAAAGAAGAAAGTTATCATGATAAACACGTTGAGTTATTTAACTATATTATACAAATTTGTCATCATTTACCATGTCCTACCTGTACAGACCACGCGAAACAAGTATTATCTGGCTTGAATGTAAAAGATCTAAAAACAAAAACCGATTTTAAAAATTTTTTGTATGCATTCCACAACAAAGTAAGCCAAAGAAATAACAAACCATTATTCAAATATGAAGATTTAGAAATATACAAATCAAAAAATATTATCGTAGACTTTAACCATTTTTCAAGTTCTTATACACGCAATAACAACATAGCTTTGCTAGCAGACAACTTTCATAGAAAACAATTGGTTAAACGTTTTAAAAAATGGATAATGGAAAACATCAAACATTTTAACTTTTAGAATCAACTTTTTACAAATGTTGACTTAGTTGATCAGTTCGCCATTTTTATATACTGAACATTTGAACGTCTGTTTAGATGGCATAGAACAAGTTTCCTTATTACTAGATAATTCATTGATAAACAAATAATTACTAATCGGTGAACTAAAAACAAGTGCAGAAACCAACGCACCTAGACCTCCTCCTCCCACAATATCTCCAAAAATATTAATGGAAGATCTAAAGCAACCATTTGTGATTTTTATTAATATATCAAACACAATGTACGTAATAAAAAATATAATAACTAGGTAGTTGATATTATTGGTAATATACATAGGCACCGTAAAATAAAAAAATGTAAACGCTATCACAAATAAGCTGTATGTAGTGTTATCATACGGCAAAAAATTACCACTGGAACATACTTCATTCGCATATGACGGGTTAGGATTTGTGCCAGGTATTAACCACAAAATACCAATTCTAACAAACGTCGCTACTAGTAACCAATAAATGTAGAACAACCCCTTCCCAACGGCTAAAGAAAAGATGGAAAAGATTAAAATACTGCAAGAAATAATGATGGGAGAAAAGAACGATAATGTATTTACTAATCCTATACTCATTATAATAATAAAATATTTTATTATTATGATTTTATTATTATGTTTTTATTATTACATATGTTTCTCTGTTTACCTTTTAGTTATACCTTTAGTTTACAGAATGAATAATGACTGCCACATTTTCATGAGGATATCCAGTCATTCCAAAAGGTACGCCATTCATCCCAATCCATTCGTAGTTTACCTTGTTTTCTGTTACGAATTCATAAAATGCCTTTAGTTCACCGGTATCTCCGTTAAATCCAGGATAATTAACTAATTCATCAAACACAACAACACAATCGTCTTCAAGATGATGTTTTAATGTATTCAAAATATATTTGGTGGAACTATACAAATCACAGTCAATATGAATAAAAGAAATTTTATTATTATGGTATTTTATAAAAGATGGCAAGACCTGATCAAACCATCCTTTTAATAAAACAACATTGGAATTGACTTGAGGAAGATTACCATTCAAATTAAATGCACCTGTATCAAACCCATCTCGCCACTTTTCAGGCAATCCTTCAAAACTGTCAAACCCATATACTTTATCACTTGTAAAGGTAGATATATAGTTAATAGTGCGTCCCGAAGCAACACCAAATTCTAACCATAACGTATTTTCTTTATGTTTTAATTTCATCTTTTCAAATACGTAACATAATGGATAAACACCAATATTAGGAATATTTTTTATTATTTTCAATCGGTCCATTTCATCGGTCAATATAAGTCTCCAAAATTTTTCTAATCCCCAACCAGAAGCCGGCATAAAGCTTTGAAAAGTGCTGTATATATTTTCCCAAAATTGTTTGGGATATTTCAAAATAGCTTTTTTGGAAGCCACAAACAATGCTCCGTACCCAAATTCATACCCAGTATTCATAACAATCTCTAATATACTAGTATCAAACAGCGAATATAACTCTAATCTACGTGAATTATGTCCATCATTTGACATAAAACTTTTATTAGATACAAAAAAATCAGATAATTCATACATCGTTATCATATCTCCATGTTGTTTCAATTTATCTACTAGTAATGATATATCCTTTTCGGAAAACTCAGGTAAATTTGTAAGTTGCAATGTTTTTTTTATAACCTCTTTTGTTGGTATAGGATCTACAAATATCCCTAAACTGGGTATACCCGATGTATAGTTAGTTATTTCATCTTTATGAACACGAATAAAATGTTTGGATATATATTTAAAATCATACGACTTTGGTTGTTTAAACGTAGTAAATATTTCATTGTAACTTCTCTGATATTCTCTACAAAACACATGATCCACGGGATTACCTTGAATAAATATTGTATAATCGTCTAATTTATCATAATTTTGAATAATGTGATACAAATAGGTACCTCCTTCTCTTCCTAAATTTTCTAATTTTACAATTTTATCTTTGGGAAATAAATGCAAATCATCTGGACCCTTATTATAAACCGTAATCAAATCATCTTTCAATGGCAACAGCCAATTGATATTTTCGTTGTATCTTGCGCAAATAAGTCTCGTGGGCATATAATATAAATACAGATTAAAATGGGGTATTCCTGAGTTACCTAAAATAATAATGGTTACTCAAATATAATGTTAAACACTTCTTCTATTTTACCCACACACACAAAATCAACGCCATGTAAAATAGGATTATCTTTATATTTCTCCATAAATGTTTTGTAATCTTTTTCATTGTCTTGAGGATAAATAAAATGTTTTACTCCGGCTTTAATTCCTCCCAAAAATTTCAAATCTAAACCTCCGATTTCAGTAATCGTTCCATCTAAAGAAATTTCACCTGTAATAGCATAGTCGTGTTTAATTTTCATATCATTAAATAAACTGTAGATAGCGGTAGTAATGGCTGCTCCTGCACTTGGACCATCTTTGGGAACAGCGCCTTCAGGACAATGAATATGTATCCCGTTCAAGTTGCTTTTATGTGTTTCAACCAAGAGGTCTTTTTTATCTTTTGATGTTAGGTTCCATGCCATAGTCAGAGCTACATTCATGCTTTCTTTCATAACGTCTCCTTGCATACCTGTCAATTTTAATTTTAAAAACTCATTGGAAGGAAAAAAGTTGCATTGAATAGGAATTATCCCTCCCTGACCCATCGCATTTGCCCACATGCCATTAATAAAACCAACTCTACTACAATGGTATATTCTCTTATTTGTTACTTCATGCTTATCCTTGAAATATTTGGTCTTTATATCAGAAACGCTTACATGAATAGGATAAACCAGATTTTTATCAAAGTTGTACAAACAATCCAAGTTTATTTCTCCTATGATTTCAAATAAAACTTCTTTTAATTTTCTTACTCCAGACTCACAAGTATATTCATCTATGATTACTTTCAATACATCATCACTTATAATAACCACGTTATCTAGACCCATTTTTTTATAAATTTCAGGCAATATATGTTTGTTGCAAATAACTAGTTTATCTTCTAATGTTAAATTCGTAAATTTAATACGATGAATACGATCTAATAAAATACGATCTATCAAGTCTGGATCATTGTAAGACAAAATAAAGAGTGCCTTTGATAAATCCAAATCTATTCCACTAAAATATTTATCCTGAAAGCAATCATTTTGGCTTGGATCTAACAAATGTGTTAAAATACCAACAATTTCCTTTCCATGTTCCGTTTTACTAATTTTGTCTACTTCATCAATAAATATAATCGGATTCATACATTTCTTATCCATTAGTATTTGAACAATAGAACCCCATGTAGAGCCTACATAAGTATAATTATGACCGTGTAAAGAACTACCATTGCTATCTCCGCCAATTTGTATCATAGCAAAAGGACGGGTTTCTCCCTTCTCATCTTTCAAACAATTAGCCAGTCCACGTTTAGCTAATGTCGTTTTGCCCACTCCTGGTGGACCTTCAAACCCAAAACAATAACCATCTTGTTCTCCGTTTATCCATTGCGCAATAATTCTAGATATTTGATTTTTTGCTTTTGTATTACCATACACTGCATCATCCAGTGTAGTTTTTATATTTTCCATATAATCGTATATATGTTTATAGTGATTTTCTATTTGAAAAATACATTTATTTAATGATTTATCTCCACTAGGAGATAAATCTGACAGTATACTCGGTTCATCTTTTACGAAATCAATAAAATCAGAAATATACTGTTTATAACTCTCTTTTTTGTGAACAGTTATCTTTTTAAAAGTCAAATTATGCTTTCCTGTTAAAGCCTCTATTTTATGTATTGTATCTAATAAATGTGACTTATCTCCTTTCATTAAGTTATGTTTTATAGTTAACATGTTTGTTGTATTATGTAACTCTTTCATTTTTGTTAGGTTGCCTGAAATTTCTATACTTGTATACTGATCTTTTTGTTCAATATCCGGAATATTAGTTGTTTTAACCAATGTAGCAAACTCTTGTTTAATGTTATTCATAATATATAAAACAGGTTCTTTACGAAATATACCAAACGGAATTTTCAACAACCCGTCTAAGTATTGTCGTGCCTTTGATCCAGAGTCTTCTGGTTTTGACTTTAACTCTTTTACCTTTTGCATTGCCTTTTCCTTAACACTATCATTTACTTTCATCAAGCATATTTGTTGTTCTGTAGGTATTTTGTTAACATCAAAATTCGTAAGTTCATTAGTATATTGAATTGTTTTTTGCATAGCTTCCTTGAAGTATTGTTTTACTAACCAAGGAAAACTATCAAACATAATAATTTGTTCTTGAGTATCAACGTTACCATTTACATCGTTAGATAGAATATCATACAGTAAATAAGCCAAATATTGATTTTCAAGACTGTTGTTAAAGATCAATAACTGAATAATTAACATGCGTTTTAAATACAAATCATTAGCTAAAAAATCTTTTAACGTTTGCGAAATATTTTTACACTTTAGTGTTTTGATATTTGTATAGTATCCAATATATTTAGAATAAAAGTCATTAAAGTTATGTATAAGAAAATCTTTTAGAGATAAACAAGAAACAAACCTCGTGAAACCTTCATTATTAAACTCTTCTTCTTTTGGAAGATTAACAAAAATTTCACGAAGTTTGTAATTAATAAAAGTATTATTTAAAATATCAACAGATATGTCATCAACGAGACCATTTATAATTAAACTTTTGTTTTGATTCGTGTGATGTATCACTATTTGTACACCATGGACTTTTAAATGGAATGATTTAGTAGAACTAGGTATATTAATACACTCCAAATTTTTAGAATTTTCATTCAATGAACCATCTACTAACTTGTTCTCTTTCTTAGGTACTATAATTTTATAACTAATTGGATGAACATATTTCTTTAATAACTCTAATTTTAATATATCCGTATCAGAAATCGTTTGCATATCAATTGTATTATTACCAAAACAAATACATAATAAGTCGTCCAAACTATCTGTACCATAAGATTTAAACAAAACAGATAGTTCATTGTTTATATTCTGTAATTCATTTATGATATAATCGGTAGCTATATTGGTAGAATTCTCTAGCGGTAATAACAAATCTTTTAATTGTTTATTTAAAAGAAACAAGGTATTGATACAATTATTTACATCACTAATTCCTAAAATATCTAATGTTTTATTTTTGTTAACATACAAAAAAGTTTTTTGAATTACGTCTTGAAAAAAATATACTTTTTTATGTATTAATGATATGACATCATTGTTTATTTTAGGAGGGAGAGTTATTTTGATATTTTCTGTAGCATTTATTTTTTTCATGGTATATATATAATATATTATAAATTAAAATTAAATATATTAAATGCTTGAATGCATATAATATATATGGGTATACCAAGTTTCTTTTCCTATATAGTAAGAAATCACATAGAAATTATTCAAAAATTAAATAGAAACAAAAATGTTGATAATTTATATTTAGATTGCAACTCTATTATATACGATGTATACGGTAAATTAATAACTAGCAGCGAATTAAATGAAACGATCGCCCTGAGTATCATCAAATCAGTTTGTGCGAAAATTGAATATTATATAAAACTGATTCAACCCAGTACTAGAGTAATTATTGCATTTGATGGAGTAGCCCCAGTTGCCAAATTAGACCAACAGCGTTCACGTCGTTACAAAACGTCTTACCAAAACCAGCTCACCAAACAAATTTACAAGAAAGTCGGTGAAGATCCCTGGAATACAAGTGCAATAACTCCAGGAACTACGTTTATGAAAGAACTTAGTCAACATGTAAAACTACACTTCGGATGCCCTCACACTTTTAATCTGAAATCCATTATAGTTTCAACCAGTGATGATTGTGGGGAGGGCGAACATAAAATATTTGAATACATAAGAGACAATGTTGAAGAACACTCAAATGGGTCAACGGTTATTTACGGATTAGACGCAGATTTGATTGTTTTATCTATGAATCATTTGCCTATTTGTAATCAAATCTATTTATTTCGCGAAACCCCTCATTTTATTCAGTCCATTAACGCTGACTTAGAACCAAACGCGAATTACGTCTTAGATATACCTCTCTTATCTAACAAAGTATTACAATATATGAATAATAACAACATTTCTACAATTCAAGAGAAACATAGTAAAACGTATGATTATATTTTTTTATCATTCCTTTTAGGAAACGATTTTTTGCCACATTTTCCGGCTATTAATATAAGAACTGGAGGTATTGATAAGTTATTGAATGTCTACCGTGAAACGCTTGGTAAAACAAGTGAAGTTTTAACAGATGGAAAAATAGTATATTGGAACAACCTAAGAACATTTATCAAGACATTGTCAATTCAAGAAGAATCCTATCTAAAAACCGAGTACAAGTTAAGAGACAAAAAAGCCAAAATATATTATCCAACAGATTCGCCGGAACAAATGTTAAAAAAATTAGAAGCTATTCCTACGTATGATCGTGACTTGGAAAAGTATATTAATCCATTCAAAGACTATTGGCAATCTAGATACTATCGTTCCTTGTTTAATATATCCGGAAATGATACGGAAGAACAAATTAAACAGGTTTGTATTAATTACTTGGAAGGATTAGAATGGACTTTAAAATATTATACAACAAACTGTCCGGATTGGAGATGGAGGTACAAATATCAGTATCCCCCTTTGTTAACCGATTTAATCAAATACATTCCTGTACTTGAAACAGAATTTATACAAAACAAACCACGTCATCCCGTTTCGCCGATTGTTCAATTATGTTATGTATTGCCATATTCTAGTTTACAATTGCTTCCAAAACAGTTATACTCAAAATTGTTAACAGATCATAAAAACTGGTACAGAACCGATTGTGAATTTAAATGGGCCTTTTGCAAATATTTTTGGGAATCGCATGTGGAAATGGATGAAATCAATATTGAAGAATTGGAGAAGTTCATAGAAAAAAATAGCTATTTATTATTATAGTTACAAACAAATGAAAATACAAATACAAATAATATTTTATGCATATCTAATTAATTCCATGCGATCGTTTCTGCAACAAGGACAGACCATATCAACTACATTGTCATAATTATGTTCTAGCATTTCTGATAAACAACATTTACCAAAGGTATGACCACAATTCGTGGTAACTAGTTGTTTGATAGTATGTTGTTCGTAACAGATGGAACATAATTCTCTTTCCAGCTGTCTTTTTGCCAGAGGTGTAATTTTTTTCAATTTGGAATTTTTAGGTGTGATCTTAAACAATCCTTCCATATCCCTCCACAACAGTTTCCTCTGTTTGTCAACTTCATCTCTTTTTACTTGCAAAATAGCAATTTCCACTTCAAACTTGTTACATAGATATAAATAATTTTTGGGAAACGGATCGTCGCAAAACCCATTTTTTGTGAATTTATCCATGTGTCTTTTTATATTTTGTAACCTATATATTTGGTTACTGCATTCATCATATAAAAGACGCAAACTGTCCCATTCTTTACTTCTCGGTTCATATATCTCTTCCAGCGATTTAATGGATAACATGTTTTATCAATGATTTATAAGTAAATCAAAACTTATTCAAATGCGTTCAATTTTTAATTTTGGAAAAAAAATAATATAATCTCATTACATGTATTTATTTGATGAGATTATAAATATTATTATGAGTTATGTAGGTAAGGGTAAAACAGAATATCCTATTTCATTGCTTGCGGGGTATCATCATGATTATACAAGAATTACAACAAATGATGTAAATTTTATGCAATATTATTTCAAAATACAAAAAATAAATCGTAACATTTTCAAGGCACATGTGAGACAAATTAACGAAACATAATAATATTTCCAAAGTAACTTAAAGAAAAATAAAAACATGAAAATTTCCTCCAAGACTTTTTTGGGATTTTGAATTTTGGACATTTTTAAAATGTCCATTTTTGATTTTGCCAAAAAAGTCTTGAACGAAAAATTCAGTTTTTGACTTTTACTAGAAAATGCAGCGAAATACCAAAATAATAATTTTCATTTTGTTACTTAAAAATAAAAAAATATTATTCGTGAAAGTATTTAGGAATAATATATTAGGAGATAATACAAATGGACGAACAGAAAATCTCCTTAAAAATCTCCAAAAAATTCTACTGCGACACATGTGACTATGGATGCTGTAAATTAAGCGAATGGATGAAGCATGAACAAACCGGAAAACATAAGAGACTAAGTGTGACTAACGTCGCCGAATCAAAAGTTATCCAATATATGTGCAAATGTGGAAAACAATATAGACATATGTCGTCTCTATGTAAACACAAAAAAACCTGTAATATTACTATTTCATTTGCTACAAATGTACCTGAAGAATCCGATAAAACTGATTTAATTTCGTATTTAATGAAAGAAAATAAGGAATTCAAAGAAATGCTGATAGAACAAAATAAAATCATAATGAGTATGTCTCAGACACATAGTTCCATCAATAATAGTAATGTAAACTCTCACAACAAAACATTTAATCTGCAATTTTTCCTGAATGAAACATGTAAAGATGCCATGAACATTATGGAATTTGTGGACTCTGTCAAATTACAATTATCTGATTTAGAAACCATTGGAACTACAGGATTCGTCAATGGTATTTCCAACATTATTATCAAGAATCTCAAGAATTTAGATGTTACAAAACGTCCGGTCCATTGTACTGACTCCAAGAGAGAAGTTTTGTATGTCAAAGACGAGAACAAATGGGAAAAAGAAAATGAAGAAAAGAAACAAATGCGAAAAGTAATCAATAAAATTAGCACTAAAAATATTCAGCAAATTCCTGAATGGGTTGAACAAAATCCGAGATGCAAAGATAGTGATTCTAATAAAAACACAGAATATTTACATATTTTAAGTCAGTCTATGGGTTGTACGGAACCGACAAACTATGATAAAATCATACATAATGTCTCCAAAGAAGTTGTAGTTGATAAATAATATATTTAGAAACAGGATAAAAATGTTTAAGGGATTATGTAAAATATAAAAATATTGGATGTATGTATAAATGCAGTTTTGGAAAAATTGTCTCCAATTTTTTAATTTAGTAAAATCCACTGAACAACAAGGTGTTTCGGAAACCGAGGCATCACATGCAAAAGCAAAAGCAGAAGAACCGTCAAAAGAACCTGAAGTAGAAGATGAAAAGGTAAAAGATGTTGTAGCACAAGAATCCCCCATAGAACCTGAAGTAGACCATGTAGAAGCAGAAGCAGAAGCAGAAGCAGAAGAAGCATTGGTAGAACCTGAAGTAGCCCATGTAGAATCAGAAGCAGAAGCAGAAGAAGCATTGGTAGAACCTGAAGTAGACCATGTAGAATCAGAAGCAGAAGCAGAAGAAGCATTGGTAGAACCTGAAGTAGCCCATGTAGAATCAGAAGCAGAAGCAGAAGAAGCATTGGTAGAACTTGAAGTAGCCCATGTAGAATCAGAAGCAGAAGCAGAAGAAGCATTGGTAGAACTTGAAGTAGCCCATGTAGAATCAGAAGCAGAAGCAGAAGAAGCATTGGTAGAACCTGAAGTAGCCCATGTAGAATCAGAAGCAGAAGCAGAAGAAGCATTGGTAGAACCTGAAGTAGCCCATGTAGAATCAGAAGCAGAAGCAGAAGAAGCATTGGTAGAACCTGAAATAGCACATGAATTAGAACTCAATACATACTTCAATAATGATCCATTTGAATATTTCAGATCAGAACATACGCAGGAAAAAGATCTGCTGGATAGTGATAGCGAGTAATACAATACATACATGTATTTGACGTATTAAATTTACAATATAATACAATACATCAAATAATACAAAACCCACACAACTATTTATGTCTACGTCTACTATTCTTTCTACGTTTGTTAGTCTTACGTTTGTTAGTCTTACGGTTTACTCGTATATATTTTCTACGAGTTTTTCTAGCTTTTTTGCCTCCGGAAGGATTCCAAATATTCTTTGCAGAATCCGCAGGAGGTAGAACAACATCAAACTTTTCTGGAGGCATTCCAGGGACATACCGTGTACTCGGACCACTAGGTATTCCAAGACGTTGCTTCTTGGGCAAAGGCTGAACCGATTCAGGAAGAGAGGGTTTAGGTTCATTAGGAAACTGGCAGTATTGTTGTATCAATGTATTTAAATCTTCGTTCACACTAGTTCTGTATTCAATAGGTTGATTGGAACATAATAACTCCACCAAAAATAGTATTCTAGCATTTTCATCAGGAACTATAAATTCACTGGCTGGTCGTCCCATCATTATATTTAGTATTCTGAACGCTTCCACAATTTTATCCTTTAAAACTTCGGCAGCCGCTGTTAAATTATTACCAAGACATTCCGTATCATCCGCATCACAGTTATCTCGCAATTGCATTATTAAATTACCATGTAGACCATCATACAAAAATCCTTCAATTGCAATAAGACGATTGGTTAAATCTTGTTGTTGTGCAATTGCTTGCGACATTCCTTCCCGGATAAAATAGTTTTCTAAATCTTTGTTTATTTTCTCATAGGTGCCTTTTGCAAGGGTGGGTTTCACAACAGTTTTTGTGAACTTACCAGACAAATTATTCAACATCGTCTGCAACTTGTTAGATATAGCACTTAGATATTGACTCATGTATTATTATAATATATATATATATTATAATAATATTTTGTAAAACCTGTGTAAATATTATCATAAAAAAGATATTTAAGGAATTTATTTTTATTGGATATACAAATCATTTAGAATCATTATTTTGGTATAAGTTAGATAAAGACATATTTTTATATAAACCTATATATATGAAACTACACGTTGTTACTGGGTTATGTGGTTCAGGCAAATCATTTTATTGTAGCGATAAAAATAGTATTTCATATGACAGTATATATTCATATTTTAGTCATAGTTTAAACTATGCAAAAATAGATATGCATTTAAGTAATTGTAACGATTTGAATGAATTATATTTAGATGCATATAACAATGAGTTATTAAAATATATTATAACCAAATTTAACTTAAGTAATAATGATATTGATTTTATATTAATTTATACGGACATAGATGATTATTATCATACTATTGCCATTCAAGAACCAAGAGACTTCAACCAAACGTTATATGATAGTTATGTAGAAAGTATAACTAATACTATTAACATTATTAAGAATAACGTACAAACATATAATTGTAATATTTTATATAAATATAGAAAAGGAAATGTGTATATAGATTATACCAATGATGATCATTTAAATAGTATACTAAATGAGAGCAAAGAAAGTAGACTGTTAAATTTTATAGATAAAACATCTGGTGCTAATCATTATCAAAGTATTATTTTAGATAATAAATATATAAGAAAAGGTACAGAAAAAGACTGGATAACTTTCGATAATATATTAAAATGTACTTCTTTAAAAGATAAAATTATATGCGATACTGGCTGTTTTAATGGTTATTTTTCATTTAAATGTATTTCAGAGGGCGCTAAAAAGGTTATTGGGATAGACCATAACCGTCCAGCTTTAAATATTTGCAATAAAATAGCTATTTATAATAATTTGCATTTATGGAAAGACGGTAAAAAAATAGATGTTTCGTGTGAACTAGGTATTCATTTCTATGAACATAAAATTGGAAAAGATATTATTTTTGAGGATGAAAAGACAACACCTAAAATAGATATTATATTTGCTTTAAATTATTTGCATCATTTAAAAAATGAACTAGGCGAACTGGCTTTTTTAAACACAATTGATAGTTTTTTTAAAAATTCTACAGAAGTTATATTTGAAATAAATGAAGGGGAAATAAGTGATATTCATAATTTAGCAGATATAAATAGTTTTACATTATGTAAACAAATAGAATCTCACCGAAAAACTTCATTTGGTAATAGATTTGTGTTATATTATAAAAAATAAATGTGTATCACTCTAAGCTACATATGATAAATATATATTTATGTAAAAGATTTAAATATATATTGCGTAATAATAGTTAATGGCAACCAAGACAATTATCACGAAGTTTGAAACACGCAACGATTTTTTCAAATTATTGTCTAATAATCCAGGTCTTATTATCGTAAAGTTCGGCGCTGAATGGTGCGGTCCGTGCAAACTGATTGCTCCTGTTCTAGAAGGATTTTTTGCTACGTCCCCTGACAATGTGGTTTGCGCCGACATTGATGTAGATGAATCGTTTGATATATATGCATTCATGAAAAGCAAAAAAATGGTCAATGGTATTCCAGTGATATTATGCTACAAAAAAGGAAATACCACATTCATTCCAGACGACAGCATTACTGGCGCAGATCCGGGTCAATTGCATGCGTTCTTTACCAGGTGCGGTCAACACTTGAAAACTGTCAGTCTGTAATTATTTAGTAAATAAGTAACCTATTTCAAGAGTATGATTCGTTTTTTCAAAAGTTTCTTTTTTGTTTTTCTATGTTTAAGCAGAGGACGTTTCAACGTTTTTTTATTGTTTTGCCCACCGCTTCGTCTGACACGTTTTGCGGGATGTTCCCTAGTTGATGTAAAATCAGAAATATGATTAGTATTTTTTGGTAACAATGCAGATGGAAGTTTTGTTTTGAATACTTGCCTTTCCGTAATATCTACAAAATAATCATTCAACTGGTATGACTTCCACAACTGTTCTAGGTTACAATCATTTCCATTTTGAAGTGTTTTCAAAAAAAAATCTTGAAACGCAGTTTTTTTGGTGATATTCAAATGAACCATATCCTTTATAATATCAAACAACTTGGACGAAGCCTTTTTATACAAATTACTGGCAACGTCACTTCTAACTCTTTTGTTACCGCTACTTGTCACGGAGTAATACTGTTTGGATATGTTTATCAGTAACTCAGCATTGATAGGTAATAAGATATATTCATCTTTGTCTTCTTGCCCAATAGCCATTTGGGTTTCATTGATTTCGTTGTATTCTTTAACAAACCGGTTCAAAATACTTTCATAATTAGGATTGGTTTTATTGATATTGATTCTAACATAATCATCTTCAATTCTAATACTTGAAATATTTAAAATATCGTATATATCCAAAGGATTAATTTTTATTTTATATTTTTGAATCAATGCATTTACAGAGTTACTTGTTTTTGCATTATCCAAAATTTCAGAAGCTTCCACATTCGTTTGTTTGATAATATGGATGCCTTGTTGGTCACAATTGGTTGTATTTATCTGGCAATTGTGAATAATAGTTAAATAATTATCCAAAAAGTGTTTAATACTTTTACTGTTCATACCCATTTGTTTCAAATTACTCACTAATAACTTATCATATAATTTATCGTATATGTATGACTCCATCTTATCTATACTGACTGGAACAAAAACATCTGCTTGATTTTCTAACTCAATAATCAACCCGGTAATACTAGGAATAATAATAGGAATATCCAAGAAAGCATTGATTAATTGTACTTTCATATCTTCGTTAGATCCATTGTAACTAATAAGAAGTTCTACAACACGATTTAACTTTTCACTAATTAATTGTTTTTTTCTGTACCACTCATCATAACATTCTGCAATTGCAACTGTTTTAAGATACACCCATAAGTTATCGCAGGAAAAATCAGCCACCTTTTTTTTCGCATTATCAATGTATTTATCGGTAAAGAAAATAAGTTTATTAATCCTATTAGCCATTTCATGAATAGTTGTGTCATCCAACACACTTGCGAAAATAGGCATTTGTTTCATTACATTAATATTGCCTTTAAATAAAGTTGAATTTGAAAAACTAATAAAATAAATAATATGATTAAGCAGTTCATTGTTATTACCTACATCCTGAAAGGAAAATTGATCGTAACCATACTCTTTACTAATCAATACAGAAGGGCAATAACGAATGTTTCCAGACAAATATTCTATCAAAGGAACAGCAAATACATAAGAGTCGCCCGTACATACAGCGTTTATTACCTCTTTTGGGTTTTTGATACGTTGTACAACTGTTTTATCACAAACAGTTTTTAACACCATGAAACAAAGACGGAGGATATTGTTCATATATTTTGATCCTGATTTGTTGAAATTAATATCATGTATTTGGTTCGTACTGTATAATGTCTTTCCAATGGTTGCATTTACTAGCCGTATACTATTTCTAGTAGAATCGTGATTCGTATTTCTTAAAGCCTTACTAGAAATGGTATAAGGCAAATAATCCAACACATCGTCTAGCACAACTTCACCTTTAATATTAAACACCACTAAAAAGGGTAATTTTATATTTGCAGTCGCGTTTGTCACTTTTATTTCATGACAACCTTTTCCACAAACATTGGTACTTAAAGTAACCTCAAATATTCCTGCTACGTTTTGTTTCCAAACAAGTTTCTCTGTCATAGCTGAAGCATCGCACTTAGTTCTACAACCATCAATCGTGCCAACAGCATTGGTAACAAGCGGTACAGGCATTCCTACATGTTGTCCTGTTTTTTGGTAAAAACTATCCAAACCTCGTCCTGATTCACGATAGAATGTTTTGATGTTATTCAAAGAGGTGATATTTTCCTCAGTAATAATTTGTGTTTCAGGTAATTCAGGAATAGCGAATCCCATTTGTTTTAAGTCATTAATGTATCGCCGAAATATATTCAAATGAACCTTGTATGATTTTTGCGGGTTTATATTCATGTTGAAACTACATATTTCTTGAATCAATGTAATTAATTGGGTTATGTAGTTAGTATCTACTAGATCTTTAAAATAATTAAAACAAACTCTAAAATCATGTACCATGTCAATATAATCCGATAAAAACCTATATTTTTCTTCTAGAACCTTTAACTTGACAGAGAGTTCTGTTTTTCTATTGTATTGTTCTTGAAGACTGGGTAATGTTAACTTTAATGAAGGTAAAATAGACGAATAATGATTATTATCTAGATTATCAATAAATTTTTTAAATTCTTCATTCAAACTGGTGACTTCTTCGGCATAATTAATATCTGGTATATTATTCATGGATTGTAAATTGTCTTCAAAATAAGCATCAAACAAATCTGAGTCTGGTTTCAAATAATAATTGGACGACATAGTTTAAATTAAAATACTTATATATTACCTATATTATTTTTCTCTTTATTATAATTCAAAAGAGGTGTCTGTTATAGAAGAACCTATAGATGCATTACATAATTCAGAAAAAAAGAAAATTGAATGTAACTTACAGTTGGTTGATATATCAACCATTATTCATCATTTATAAAAAACTGAACACGCAAAATGGAAGATATTGATATTGTCCTCATTTTGGTAGCAACTGTTATTACCATTGTTCTTTGCGGGACATGTATAGTACAATCTCAGTCAACTAATCGTCAACGGGCATTGTCTAGATTTAACATGATTATGCCTGTTGACGTAGAAACAGAACACCAGCGACGGTCGCAGCGAGAAGTATCTCAGAAAACGGAAGAATCATGCATAATAACCCATCCAACTGGACCAATCATAATAAGTTGTTTATAAGCTTTTAACATTTCAAACGTCGAAAGAGTTCCTGCTTTACAAGAACAATAATTTTACAATATAGAAGATTTATCAAAAGAGCAGTAGATACTTTGAAAGACAGAAATATTGTAGTGTGCGACCCTGGTAAGCATTCATTATTTTATATGATGGATAAAAATGAAATTTCGTCAATATAGTTATGGTAAAAAAGTATGGATGCATTTTTGAATAAAATTAAAGAAATATTTGGCGAAAATATACTCATTTCATTCGTTATGGTAATTGGGGAAGAACAACACAAATGAAAAATATAGTGCCTACTATGAATAAAAGATTAAATAATCAAACAACACCAGAAGAGTTTCAGTTAAAGCAACCGCCTTCTCCTTGTATTACTTTGGTAAAAGCAAGAAACGAAATTAGGCAATCGTAAGATGAAATTTCTTACTATTGATTTTAGATTTTTATTATTTTTTATGCCATAAAAATCGGCGTTTGAAATGTAAAAAGTGTAAAAAAATTGAAGTAAATAATACTTTTACAATATCATTAAAAATTACAAACTACTCTAAAATTTTGGTAAAAAATGACCAACGAGCTTACATTACATCTCAGCGAACCTTTCTTTACTTGTATGAAACTAGGGTTTACCAATATTTTAGCAGGCGTATCTACTGCTGGATTTCATAACTTATTGGGAGGAGATGTAGTGACATGTACAAATGATGAACTAGGATGTGAGCGAACCTTCACGATAAAAATAACGCATGTACGAATGTATGATACGATTCAATCTATGATTCTGTCAGAAGGTGTAAGCAATTGTTTGCCTGGTATTGACACGATAGAACAAGCGATTCATTATTACCACACTATTTATACAAAAACCCAAATTGCAAATTTTTATGCAAAAGCCATTGAATTTATTATTGTTGAAGAAATTCATAGATAAAAACAAAAATAAATAAAAACAAAAACATAAATAAATGTAGTTACTCATAGTATACTAAGTCTGATATGAACAATGATCTAGATTTAGATATAAAAAATTATGAATTAGAAGATATATACAATTTATTCCAAATACAAAACCATTCCTTAACAACGGAAACCATGAAACAAGCAAAGCAAATCGTATTAAAAATGCATCCAGACAAATCCAAATTAGATGCAAAGTATTTTTTGTTTTTTTCTACTGCTTACAAAAAACTACATGCCATTTATGAATTTCAAAACAAATCAATCAATAAAAAACTAGACGGAACAACCTATTACAAAGACGAATACAATGAAATATTGAATAATTTATTTGAAAAAAAGAAAGAACTTAAATCTCCACAAACTTTTAACAAATGGTTTAATGAACAATTTGAAAAACATAATAAACAAGAGGATGCAGATGAAGGATATGGAGAATGGTTGAAGTCTGACGAAGGCGTATTTCAAACGAACGCAGTGTCTCCATCCATGATGCATGAAGAGTTTGAAAAACAAAAAAAGAAAATACAGTCCTTGACGATGTATACAGGAATCAATGATCCTTTTGCATCAACTTTAGGCGGAAGTTTGTTGGGAAAAAATGATGATTTTTCTTCTGGATTGTTTAATGATGGTGGGCTCCAGTATCAAGACTTGAGGCAGGCGCATTTAGAGACTGTAATTCCGGTTACGGCAGAAGATTATCAAAATATCCCCAAATTTCGGTCTGCACAAGAGTATAAGGCATACAGAGACAAACAAGACATCAATCCTCTAGCAGAAAAAGAAGCTTTACAAAAACTAAGAACCAATGACAAAAACAAAGAAGAAGAAAGCGCAAATTTAGCATTTTATTATGCCAAACAAAACGAACAAGCTATTAAAAAAAATAGAGATTTCTGGTCAGGACTGAAACACCTAACAAATGGATAATAAGAGTGTTCTCTTTTGAAAATAATTTTTACAGCTGTAAAATATAATAATACAATATAATATATGTTAAATTATATTATTGTTATCATTTTATTGGTTATCATATATATTCTGTACCAAAGGTATCAAGATAAGAATTTTATTGTACCTGAAGAAGAAACATACCATTATTTACAAAACCACGTACTAAACGATGAATCATCTATTCACACAACAAAAAAACCAATTATTTGGATATATATTCCTTACGAATATAACTCCCGTCACTGGCAAAGTTTTGGATCTAGAAGTTCTTGCAATTTGAATCAACCTTATTTGTACTTAACCGTAAAAAGTATCATTAAAAACTGTGAAGATTCATTCATGATTTGTTTAGTAGACGACAAATCGTTTGAAAAATTAATTCCTGGATGGAATATCAACATGGATTTATTACCTGACCCAATTTTAACTTATGTACGTCAAATGACCATGTCCAAATTAGTTTATAAATACGGGGGAATGGTTCTTCCTATTTCATTCTTATGTTTTAGAAATTTATTGAATATGTATGAAACCGGCGTAGCTCATGGAAAAATGTTTATAGGCGAAAACATAGATTACAATGTTACGTCCGTTCATTATGATTTTTATCCAAACATTGGTCTCATGGGGGCTGAAAAGAATAACCCTACCGTCGGAGAATTGATTGACTTTATGCAACGGATTATTTCGTCGGATTATACTGCACAGGCGCAGTTCTTGGGCGAGTTTAATCGTTGGTGTAATACACGTATAAATAGCGGAAGAGTACATCTTATATCGGGTAAAGATCTCGGTACCATGGACATAGAAGATGAACCCGTTTTGATAGAGAAATTGCTAGGCAATGATTATATTCAATATTACAAAAATATGTATGGCATTTGGATTCCTGCAGATATGATTTTGAAACGAAGATATTATGAATGGTTTACACGCATGTCAGCAAAACAGATTTTAAATTCGCATTTCATTTTAGCGAAATACATGCTGCTCGCTTTAGCACCCGATAGCCATCTAGGCGTTATTGAACCACTGGAAAACAAACTAAATTGGGTAGGGTACTGGCGTGTTCCTTCTGGCGCTCCAGTCTGGGGGCTAAAACCGATTGATTTAGGAAACTACGTTCCCAAAGAAAAGCATCTCTAATTTAACCTTTTGAGAAAAGGTTGAGCCAAAAATCGCTTTTGAAAAAGCGAATAAAACGCCTGTTTGGCTCTACCTTTTCTAAAGGTAAATTATATGGACCTTTGCAAATACAAAAACGCGTTGGGTGAACCTGGAAAAGGAATACATTCATATCGGTTGTTTGGGGTAGCTATCGCTGATGTCATTATGACCATTATTGGTGCTTATTTGATCTCTTCTGTTTTCAAAACACCGTTCTTGTATACTTTAATCATCCTTTTTTTACTAGGTATTTTTTTGCATCATCTTTTCTGTGTTAGAACAACAATAGATAAAATGCTGTTTCCTTCAACTTCAACCTTTTAGTAAATTTACAATATTTAGAAAATGATTATTATAGTTTCCAATTACTTGGAACTTCACAGTTGGTTTCTATTTCAAGTTTTCCATAGTCATAGTATTCGTTGTTTCCATACTCACATGGAGGTGGTAACGGTTGATATAACCCTATATTTAAATCGCAACTTGTATAACACGTTAAGCATGGCTGATAAAATAATACATAATCAAATATATAGTTTGTTTCTTTACTACTTTTTAACCAATACACACTGTTAAAGTTATTGTTATTCCAATAAGGGTAAAATTGAGTATTTGAACCAACTCCAGGAATAGTTCCTACAGGAGGCGGAATAAACAGAGGATTAAGCGGGCTACTTGTGGAACTACATAAATAGTTACCGTCCGTACATGAGTTTTTCACCTTAAAAAAACTGTCTCCACTAATTATGCCTGATGGTAATCTAGAGGGTGTTTGAAGAGCACCCGTATCTAAAATGTTTAAACATAATTGTTGTATTGCTTGATGTTCCCAACATATAAGTACATTAAGTCCACTATACTGACTAGAATATAACGCTGAAACAACTTCAGCATAGTCTTGAGAACCTCCATAAATACATATAGGGATGTTTAACATGAATGATACCATGCTAACTGTTTGTACTGGTCTCATTGAAGAGTCGGATGCCGAAAATGGGCATGAGTTACATGTAACTATATAAGAAATAGGATATCCATCATTAGCCAATTTGTTGACAAACTCAACTAACTGGCATGATCTGTAAATACCATTATTGTCCAAACAATATAATGTTGGACTAGACTTTTCTCCATGTCTTATTATAAAAATATTAGCGGGTCCATTTGTTGGCATTGTAGTTGGTGCGCTTGACAAATACTGATTCGCAGTAAATTTGGCTCCTACCGTTTTCTGATTTGCAACCCATATACTATATAAAACTTCCCATGCATTGACTCCATAACCAGCATATTTATCAAGAGGAATTCCATTGTTGCATTGAGTCGGTGGTAGTGTTTTACTAAAAGGAAAAGTACCAATGTTTTTGGAAAACTTAAAAAATAAATTAGGTTTCATTATATAATATATAAAATTAAAAATTGAATCAAAAACGATAGTAGAATACAAATAAACCCTAAACAAAATGATATCACCTTTAGACCGAGCTATTATGAAATCTATAGATGAATCGGATGTACCATCATTAGATTTTGATATAGAAAACAATCGTCATGCAGAAGAAACAAAAAGTGAAGATGCTTTGGTGCATTATACTCAAACGAATCATAAATGCTACATCTTCTGGGACAAACTTATTGTTATAACCATATTTGGAGCATTTGTTATGCCATTTGCATTATTAGATTTAATATATGCGTATACAGATACCAGTTGCATATACATTTATCCTGAAAAGTTGGCTATCAACATGCAAAACTATTTAGAGGTATGTGGCTATACATCTACCTTATTATTTGTTTATAAAACAATTATAATTTGTAGAAATAAGGGACACGGAGAGATAGATATGGTAGACTTATTGATTCGTCAAGAAGTGCTACAGTTTATAGTAAGATGTGCTCTTATTGTATGGAATATAATAGGAGCATTTATATTTTGGGGAGAATTGTATACAAATACTCCTTGTAGTAAAAACGTGTTTAACTATTTATTTGTTAGTATTATTATCAAACTATGCGGAAGTTTACTCTTTTACGTTAACACGCGTAATAGTATTCAGATCGGAAATGAAATTCCTTAAAAATAAAAATGTTACGTTCAAACGTAAATATAATATTCAATATCGTAATTAGATTTAGAGTATTTTATTTGTGACGTGTAAGTAACCTTGTTATAGTTACATATTTGTCTAACTACTGTAATAAATGAGTTATATGTCAATTTTCTATCTAAATACTTTTGTTTAGACAAAAAATAATAATCTTTACACTGTTCCATAAAGTCAACAATATAATTATGTAGCATACCCTTTTTGTATGATTCATGATTAAGAATATATCGTTTTTCTGTTTTGAAAGCTATTTTATCTAACAAGTTCAACAATATTTCGTTTGGAATATCCTTTTTAAAAATTTGGGACACCATTATAAATATAGCAAAGAATATAATTATTTTATGAGGTATATTAATTTTTAACGCATTTATTTTACACTATAAAGAATTTTGAATAAATTATTTGTAAACAACGCAAGTTCTATTTCATCTTCATGAATATTATGAAAAATAGTAATATACTTACATAAGACAGATATTATGGGATACTTGTGAATTTCATCAATTGTTTCTGTTGTTTTTACAAACAAAAAATAATTGTCTAAAATGTCCATAACAGAATATCCTTGATCGTATACTGAGTACATCTTTTGCACAGCATTATTAATATCTCCATTTCGTATCAATTCAGTATACTCTTGAAGTATTTGAAAACTGATGGTTGTACAAAGGTTCATAGCTATTTCTAAATCAACCACACGGTTAATTAACTTTAACTTTTCCATGTAATTAATTAACACTTTTGCAGTATTGTTTGATATATTCAGTATAAACTGTTTCGCATCATCATGAATGTTTATATTTTCACTGTGGCATATTTTATCCATTATTTTTACTAAATTCTCCTTTTGTAGTGGTTTAATTTTAATAATAATGAGTCTAGATTGTAAACTTTCTATTACTTTTTGACTGTTTGTACAAGAAGAAATAAAATGTACATTATGTTTGTATTTATCAATACAATTCCTAAAAACCTGTTGGCTTTGTTCATTTATGACATCAATGTCATCTAACAAAACTACCTTTTTTTTGTTTTTTATTAAAGAACATGTTTGGCAAAATGTTTTCACATCATTGCGATAATAATGAATGCCTTGTTCTTTTAAACTATTAATATGTAACAAGTTAGGCTCGTATTCCTTATACTCATAATTTTTATAATATTCCCGAATCATTGCATTTAAGAAAGAGGTCTTACCAGATCCATTGTCCCCAATAAATAAAATGTTTAAATTATCCATTTTTATGAGAGTAGTTAACATGGTCAATAGTGTGTGATCCATTTCAAAATCATTTAAGTATATTGGTTGAAACTTGTCAACAAATAATTTATATTCCATGAAAGATATATTTTATACGTTAATTATTATTTAAGTTTATCTTACATAATAATATTAACCAATGAATTCCGCTACATTTTATGATATATTAGAAGTACCAGAAAATGCTACGACAGAAGAAATAAAAAAATCTTACAGAAAGCTTTCGCTAAAGTATCATCCCGATAAAAATAAAGATCCAGAGACAGTTAGTAAATTTCAAAAAATAACGGAAGCATATGAAACCCTAGGGGACACGGAAAAACGTCAACAGTATGATATGACACGTAACAACCCATTTCATAAAGCAATGAATATGAACATGGGAGGATTCGGACAAAATGGTCATTTTGACTCTATGGAAGAAATGTTCTCTAATTTGTTTGGTATGCATTTTGGAAGTATGCCTCATCAGGGAATGCCTTTTGGAATGCCTCATGTTCAAATATTTAAAAATGGTGTACCAGTAAATATGACGCATGGATTGCAAAAACCAACACCTATAATCAAAGAAGTGATGATTAACATGGAACAAGTCTTAACAGGAGCTACTATTCCTATAGATATTCAACGTTGGATAGTGGACAATGGTACTAAAACATTTGAAAATGAAACTATTTATATAAATATACCTAAAGGCATAGATGATAATGAAATTTTGATATTATCTGATAAAGGAAATATTGCAGGTCCTAACTGTGTAGGAGATATTAAATTATATATCAAGATTAGTAACACGACAGAACTAAAAAGACAGGGTCTAGATTTAATTTATGAAAAGAAGATTACATTAAAAGAAGCTTTATGTGGGTTTTCATTTGATATTAAATATATTAATGGCAAAAATTATACCATAAACAACAATAGTGGTAACATTATCCCACCAGGATACAGAAAGGTTATTCCTAACATGGGGTTGACGCGAGATCAGCACACAGGAAACCTTATTATTATTTTTGATGTAGAGTTTCCTGTAAAGTTAAAAGAAGAGACTATTCAAAAACTAAAAGATATGCCCTTTTTCTAAAAAAATTGAAACCTTTTTCTTTCTTTAACAAATACTTAAATCAAATACTTATAATTCATTAACAAATGGGCGCAGGGCAAAGTATCATTGAAGGCGAAAATACTCAACGAGAAGGAGTTCTTAACATTTCTGAAATTAGGGAGTTGATTGGAAACACTGTTTTCAAATGGGTAGATTTCAGTCCAAATTATTATAAGGCTTACAGTGATCCTGATAAGCTTCAAAAAATGCGAGAGGCATACCAAGAATTTTTGAAACAAAACGAATAAAATTGAAGATAAAATAAAAAACTATCTATGTAATACACAAAGTATTTATCATGATACCCGATTTAGAAGAAGGTAAACGGTATATCTTTTACAGAAAAGAAGCACACAACAAATACACCACATTCAAAGCAACCTTTGTAGAAATTTATCAACAATCAACGCTCATAGTTTCCATGTACGAAGAAAACAATGTCATCTCCACAGGAACACGTTCTATACCTATCACACGAATAAAATATGCAAAATTATTACCCAGCGACCTAGATGAAACGTGTATAACATTAAATGATATTACTTTGATAGATATTGAGGAATAAATAAACGATGTCTGTTCAACTTGTAACTTGTAACACTTTTAACTATACATTTTATTCGTTTTTTCCCTTTTTATTTTTCTTCAAATAATATATTTTATCAAAAAAACAACTTAAAGAGTTACTCTGTAATAATACTGTGCCTCTTTAGCTCAGGGGTAGAGCACTAGTCTTGTAAACTAGAGGTCTTGGGTTCGATTCCCAAAGGAGGCTTTTTGTTACAAAAATGATAATGATTTTATTATTTTTATAATATAATTGTATAAGTATACTATATACAATGGTGATTGCGAATAGAACGGGTGGACCTCAATATGCGGTAAAATACATGTTTGATAGACAAGTAGGATTTCCAGGAGCTCAATTTAGTAATACAAGACAAGCTTCTCAGCTATTGTCTACGTCACTGTTGTCTAATACAGGGGCTTCCGGTGGCTCATTGGCGCGTGTTGCTAGAGGAATACGGTCAGATATCTGGAAAAACAATATATTATTGGCGTATAGGCGTTAAATATCCAAATACTTATTTTATAATCTTTCCTTATAATATAAAATAGAATGGGTAACGGTTCTGGTCCTGGCAGATTTAATTCGCGCATTTATACGAACAGCTGGTCATATCAAGCACAACGTCAATTTTACGCTACTTACAAACAAGACCTAGGAAATGCGTTTGATGGATTATCTATACCCCAATACAATTCCACTATGTATTACACACTATCTAACAATGGTCCTGGAGCAGGAGCAAGATCTAGACGTTTTGGAACACAAAGCAACTATAATACTGTAACGTTCAGGTTCTAAAATACATACTCACTCAAAAAATTCTAAAGTAACATACATATATATATATATATATATATGCCTGAACAAATATTTAGCAATAGCGGTTTATTTGGACAGATTAGTAGTTTAGTTGTTGATGAAAATGATAACTTATATGCATCAAATTTTAATTCTCCACCAGCAACCATAGTGAAAGTTAGTAAAAATGGAGCAGCGACATTATTAGCTACAATTACACCTGGCAGCATCAGTATTAATTTTGCCGGGATGGTTTATGTAAACGGTTATTTATATGTAACTGGATATAACTATAATGTTTACAAAGTTGATATTAATTCTGGAACAATAACTGTGTTTGTAACTTTACCACAAGACGGAACTTTAGGAATAACATATGTTGGGGGGTACTTTTATATTGTTTCTGGCGCGCGTTCTCCTAATAGGGTTTACAAAGTCACTTTAGATGGTTTATCATACAGTGTTTTTTACGAGATTTCAAATTCTTATAATTTACTCTATATAACTGCTGATACAAGTGGTAATTTTTATATTACTAGTTATAGGTCGTCAAATGTAATTCAACTAAATAGTTCAGGACAACTAATAACCAGTAATTTTATAACGTCTAATAGTAATGTACCTAACACTATAATCTTTCACGATAATCAATTTTATTGTTCTAACGGTAATGTTAACAAAGTTAGCCAATATGATATTAACGGTGCTTTAATTACAGATAATTATGCTTTTGGAGGTCAGACATACTATGGTGGAGGAATTGTATTTGACTCCAAAAATAATTTTTATGTATCAAACGATATAACATATGATAACACACATGAGAACGGTATATATACAATACAATCCCCTCCCATACCTTGTTTCAAAGAAGGTAGTAAAATATTAACAGATAAAGGGTATATTTGTGTTGAAGATTTACACAAGGGTGATTTAGTACAAACCTTAAATCATGGCTTTGTTCCTATTCATATGATCGGATACCGTAAAATACACAATCATTCTGATAATCATAATGAACAAATGTTATATAAATGTTCTTCAGAACATTATCCTGAGCTGCTTGAAGACTTAATAATTACGGGTCATCATTCCATTTTGGTGGATAAGTTCAAAGAAGGAGAGCGAGCAAAAACCGAAAAGGTCTTAGGCAGAATTTATTTGACGGATGCAAAAGCACGTTTACCCGTTTGTGTTGATACAAGAGCAACGCCATACAAAAAAGAAGGGACTTTTACAGTATATCATTTTTCTTTAGAAAATGATAATGACTATATGAATTACGGGGTATATGCAAATGGACTATTGGTGGAAAGTAGTTCAAAACGATATTTACGAGATCTATCTGGTATGTATTTGAAAAATGCATAAGATACCATATTACCATCACATTTGAAATATACTTAAATAGTACACATGATACCATGTATACTATTGAATCATCATGTCTTATAAATGTGTTATTGTAGAGTCTCCTGCAAAATGCAAAAAAATAGAGTCTTATCTTGGCACAGGATATAAATGCATTGCCTCTTACGGACATCTAAGACAACTAAAACAATTAAAAGATGTCGGTATAGACAAGAATTTCGTGCCTACTTATACAGTGATTGAAGAACCGATTAAGTTAAAACAAATAGAACGAATCAAAGAAATTATTTCCAAGGCATCGGAAGTTATTTTAGCAACGGATGACGATCGCGAAGGAGAAGCCATTGCATGGCATTTATGCGCACTCTTTGAATTACCAGTTGATTCTACCAAACGCATCGTTTTTCATGAAATAACCAAAGAGTCTCTTTTAAATGCTATAGGAAGTCCACGTTTTATTAACATGGAGTTAGTTCATTCCCAACAAGCACGTCAAATACTTGATTTGTTAGTTGGTTATACCATAACACCTGTTCTTTGGGAATGTATTTCAAAAACACATAAGGATAGTTTATCAGCAGGAAGATGTCAGACACCAGCATTACGACTAGTCTATGACAATTATCTTGAAAATAAACATTTTGTTGAAAGACGAGTTTATAAAACCATTGGGTATTTTACTAGTAAAAATATTCCTTTTGAATTATCGCATATCTTTGAAACCGACGATGCCGTAACCAACTTTTTAGAAAACGCCGTGGAATTTGAACATGTGTACAGTGTTTCCAAACCAAAAGAAAGCAAAAGTGCTCCTCCGAGTCCTCTAACAACTTCATCGCTTCAACAACTAGCCAGTAATGAACTACACATGTCTCCCAAAGAAACCATGAAGCATGCGCAAGAATTGTATGAAAATGGACTTATTACTTACATGAGAACAGATTCTAAAACATACTCCAAGGAATTCATTGCATCTTCCAAAGATTATATATTAAAAACCTATAATGATGTCAAATATATTTATGAAAACATTGAGTTATTATCCGAAAGATCTAACAAGCAAGATACAGATGTCATTGTCCAAGAAGCGCATGAAGCGATAAGACCAGTAGATATTCGTGTCAAAATGGAAAATATGGTTGATAATACTCTTGATTCCAAATCCAAACGGTTATATCATCTCATATGGAAAATAACACTACAAAGTTGTATGAGTTCGGCTGTGTCGTATTATGTGAATGCAGAAATAACTGCATTTCAAGATGCAAAATTCAAGACCCGCGCGGATCAAATTGTATTTCAAGGATGGAAAATACTGGATAAAACACAAGACGACGAGAAATCGTACTACGATTATTTATTAAATTTAAAACCAAACAGTATCCTAGACTATAAAAAGATTGTTAGTATGGTTCATATAAAACAGGGTAAAAGTCATTATACAGAAGCAAGACTAGTTCAACTACTAGAAGAGAAAGGAATCGGAAGACCTTCTACTTTTTCTAGCTTGATTGATAAAATACAAGAAAGAGGGTATGTTTCCAAGGAAAACATAAAAGGAGACACGATTCCTTGCACCGAATATGAATTAGAAGAAAATGTGATTACCGAAAAAACAGTTATTCGCGAGTTTGGTTCTGAAAAAAATAAATTGGTTATACAGCCACTTGGTATTTTAGTAATTGAGTTTTTGATTAACAATTTTAACAGTATGTTTCAATACGATTATACCAAAACAATGGAAGATCAACTAGATTTGGTTTCAAAAGGAGAAATAAAATATAGTCGTCTATGTGAAAATGTTTCCAAAGAATTGAATCTCCTCATGGAGCCTATTATACAAAAAAAATGCAGGTTCCAAATTGATGATCATCATGAGTTTATGATTGGAAAACATGGTCCTGTTATTAAAAAAACAGTGAATAGCAATGTCCAGTTTATAGCTGTTAAAAAAGACATTGATATTGAAAAGTTGAAAGCCAATGAGTATGAACTATCCGATTTAGTAGAGGATGACAAGACAAACGATTCCATTGGGACTTATCAAGGATTGGATTTGTTCATTAAAAAAGGCAAATATGGTATTTATGCCGAATGGGGAAAAAACAAACGATCGTTGTCTGAATTAGGCAACAAGCCAATACAAAACATTACTTATATAGAAGTTCTTAAAATATTGGAAAAAGAAGGGGTATTAGATCCTTCCAAACCAGTGGGGTTTGTTCGTGAAATATCTAACAACATTACCATTAGAACTGGTAAATTTGGGGATTACATTTTTTATAAAACGAGTAAAATGAAAAAAGCACAATTTTTTCCTATTAAAGAATTCAAAGGAGACTATAAAACATGCAGCTTACCTGTGTTGAAACAATGGATCCAAGAAAAACACAATATTAGTTAACGGTTTTGTTTTTATGTTATTATTTATCAACCATGACTTCCTTGGATATGTTATGGATGATTTTTTGAAAATTTTTGTCTTCTGTGCAACCCATGCATTGCCCTACAATGTGTAAATATTCTGTATTTTTGTTAGATTCACTGTCTTTGCAATTAGGATTTTCATGAACCCATAGAGGAATCTGTTGAATATTTTTAGTACTGATATGGTTAATTACCTTTCTCAGTTTCTCTTTTTCTTCATTTTCCTTTTCCCATTTGTTTTCATCTTTGACATACAATACTTCCCTTTTGGAATCTGTGCAGTGGAGAGGACGTTTGGTAACATCTAAACCTTTCAAATTTTTAATAATAATGTTAGAAATACCATTGACAAATCCTGTGTTTCCAACAGTTTCCAAATCAGTAAGGTCTAGTTTCACAGATTCAACAAAATCCATAATATTCATGGCATCTTTGCAGGTTTCATTGAGAAACAAATTTAGGTTGAAGGTTTTGTTGTTGTTATTGCTATTAGTATTGGTATTTGTTATATTCGTAGAATTATTTTTACATATTTCTAAAATTAACTGCTTAAATTCTTGATTTTCTTTTATGAGATAATTAATTAACTCATCTTTATTATCTGTATTATTTATTGGAGTACTACTATTTACCATAGGTTTATTATGTGTACATTGTTTTTTGTGTCTCCATAAAGTTGTACGGCTATTGAATGTAATTCCACAATAACAACCATATTGAGCTTGAACTTTTTCAGAACTAATTGGTTCATTTTGCGATTCACGCGTTGCATTTAAATGTTTAAATGTGTGTAAATGTCTATCATACTGACTTTGTCTACAGGTCGTATAGTCACATTTTCCACAATGGAACTTTCCTGAACTTTTTTGAACTTTTTCTGTTTCATTTGGTTTCATATATTATAAAAATAAATATATCCCTAAATAGTTTACGAATTAAATAAAATAATTTCAGTAACAAATGCGAAGTTATTTTATTGCTAATTTGCTAGATATGATACCATAAGCGAAAAAACGAAATTTTCTTTCAAAACTTTTTTCGGAAATTCAAAAAAGGACATTTTAAAAATGTCCAAAAATCAAAATTCCAAAAAAGTCTTGGAAGAAATTTTCACCTTTTTATTTTCTTTAAGTTACTTTGAGAATAGTATATTATTTATCAACCATGACTTCCTTGGAAATGTTGTGAATGATTTTTTGGTAATTTTTGTCTTCCGTGCAACCCATGGACTGTCCCACAATGTGTAAATATTCTGTATTTTTGTTAGATTCACTGTCTTTGCAATTCGGATTTTCTTCAACCCATAGGGGAATCTGTTGAATGTTTTTCGTACTGATATGGTTAATTACCTTTCTCATTTTATCTTTTTCTTCATTTTCCTTTTCCCATTTATTTTCATCTTTGACATACAACACTTCTCTTTTGGAATCTGTGCAGTGGAGAGGACGTTTGGTAACATCTAAACCTTTCAAATTTTTAATAATAATGTTAGAAATACCATTGACAAATCCTGTGTTTCCAACAGTTTCCAAATCAGTAAGGTCTA